GTTACCTGAATAGTTTGCGTTACTCAAACACCGGCCAATCGAACTGGTCTCGCATACTTCGAGAGCCGATGTAGCTTGAGGCCCTTTAGCCGAGTCAACCTCGAACGCTAGACCTGTTGCCTTTGGTAATCCTTTGGCTTGGTCATCGGCATTGAGATAGACATAACTCTTAGTTACCCAAGTGCCAACTTGTCTGTCTTGTATGGTTGTGATGTTTTCGGTGATGATTCTGCCGTCTGGATAATCCTTGTAAAAACGCTTGATGCGTTGCTCTACCGGCTCATAATCATTGAGGTTGAAGTGTGCCATTTACTTTGCCCTTTCGTGGTGTAGGTATGGTGCGCCACCAGCTCTTGATCTAAGGCTGAGCAGATGCTCTCCGTAGATTAGACCTCGCTTTGCCCCATCCATTGCTTGTATAACTCTAGCCTTTAGCTCTGTCATTTTGGCGTTAGCCTTCTCAAAGTCTGTGACCGAGTTGATGTAGTGCATACCCAAGTCATCAAGGTCAACCTCGCTGTCCGAGATGCCAGGCGATAAGGCTCTGACTGTTTCTAGTGTCGAGTTGCTCCCATCCCAGTAAGGCATTTTCATATCTAGGCAAGCCTGACGGAATCTCACAGCAGCATCCCAAAGTGTTTCAGCCTCGAACTCATCCCACTCGATGTCAAACTCCATGTAGCTCGACCCTGCGAGTGCAACTAACTTAGCTTGCTTGATACCGAATACTCGCATGTACCAAAGCACCTGCGCTCGGTAAGCCTGTGGTACACCAGTCCAATAATCCCTAGAGAACTTGACCTCGACAATCCCCCACTCACCATCAGCGGTTTTGTAAAGTCCATCAGGGTTAGACCTAGCCCAAGGGTTTTCTTTGTTGGCCCATGTTCCTGTTTCGTAGATTTCTAACTCAGGATGTTCGTCAGCAAACAAGTCGAGTATCGGTGCTTCAAGTTTTGTACCGAGCTTCATGCTCATGTTTGGTGTCACTTCGTCAGGAATCTGTCCTGTCTTTTTAGCCCACTTGGTAATTGCTGATTCCCAAGCACTCAGTCCGGTGATAGCTGCGATGTCTGAGCCACCGACTGCACCTGGTTCGTTGCGTAGATCGTGCCACTCTTGACTGCCGTTAGCAAAGTCACCGAGTAGGACTGCATCAAACAACTCGTTAGTTTCGGCTGGTAATTTATTTACTGGCAAGGTTTCCCTCTCTTTTCCTTGTCGCAAGGCCACGCTAACTCTCTCGGCGTGGCTTTGCTATTTAGTGTGTCTTTACTCTAATGTGAGCCTATGACATTACGCCAGATTGAACGCAAATATATTGAGCTGCAAGAAGCAATAAGAAACAATGATGGCGTTGATTGTAGTCAAGTCCCAGAGGTGTTTTTCCCAGAGGATGAGCATGACCCAGCAACTCGAAAGTCAATGGTGCAGGTAGCAAAAGAAGTCTGCGCTGATTGCCCTGTAAGGCTGAGGTGCTTTGACTATGCGTTATCGGCAGGGATGCAAGGCATCTGGGGTGGAACTACTGCTGAGGAACGCCAGAAGCTAAGAGCTTAGTCCTCGTTGCTTGGCACATTACGGATAGCAAGAGCTGATCCTGTAACAGTCAAGATTGCGGCAAAGACATTTAGTAGTGGTGAGGCAAGTTCCTCAGACAAGATACCGATAGCGACCAATAGTGGAACGATTGCGGCAATAACTCCGTAAATCCATTTACGAGTTTCAGGTGTTGGGTTTAGCATTTGTAGCCTTTCATCTTGTTCTATCAGTTTACCCAACCGAATAAACGCTATCCAGCCAGAAATTGAGAGGCTGTGAGGCTCGTAGAGGGCTTGGCAGGGGTTAGCCTAACTGATTCCCTTGCCAAAGCCCAAAAGCCGTCTATGAGGCTTACAGGGCTTTATAGGGCAATACCTATGGAAGTCTGCCCCAAGTAACCCAGCCAACAACGCCATCTACCCTGATGCCCTGCTCACGCTGGAACTGCCTGACTCTGGCATCTGTGATAGGGCCAAAGATGCCGTCAGCCTTGATACCTAGAACGCTTTGAAGGTACTTGACATTCGAGCCTGTTGATCCACGCTTTAGGAATCTAATTAGCCTTGGCTTGTTGCTGGTCGGTGGTGGTGTTGGAATAACTGGTGCGACAGGTGCGACTGCTTGGGATGCTCTCTTGTTGCACTCGGCAACGATGTAGTCAAGCTGTGAAAGAATGAATGGCCCTGGGCAAGCGGTGGATGAATACTGCTGATGCCAAGCAATAAAGAACTCGCTCTGTACCTGAGTCTTGATGTTTTTGGCAAAGCCTCGGTTAGCTCTTGGTGAGATGCTTGCATGAAAGATAATGACATCTATCAAAGCCTCAATAGCGGCAGATGACACAGGCCAATCGCCACCGACAGATGAGTTGTCAATCTCAAAAGTCACAGCACTAGGGTCAGGCTGTCCACCTGTTGAGTAAGGTCTGCGCTCAGGGTTTACGATTCCTGTTACTGCACCTGAGTTGGAGATGTGATAGGTCGGGTGAGAGTTTCGGCTGTTGGCGTTAGCGACATAGCTCAAGCCGTTAGTTCCTGCCACATGGTGAATGACTACTCCGTTGATAGCTTGCCCATTACGAGAGCCACCGAACCCGTTGTCTTGTATTCCTGCAACCTTTGGATACCAGCTCATTATTTTCCTATCACTGTCAGTAGTAAACCGATTATTGAAACTATTGCGGCTGTCAAGCCTGTGTAAGCGACTCGCTCAATCCAAGCAAGTCTGGCAAGTGTGAGTTCTACTTCTCTGATTCGGTCTGGGACATCGTCAAGGTGATCTAACTTCTGAAGGACTTGTATAAGGATCTCTCCGTGCTCAAGTTGCTTCTTGTAGATGTCGGCCTGAGTGATCCGAACTGAAGTAGTTTCCTCAGCCATTAGCTTTTGAGTGCCGAGATTTCGTCTGCGGTAAGTCCGAGCTTGGTGAGCTTGGCGATGGCACTAGCCTCAGCTTTGTCTTTAGCCTCTTGTTCGGCAAGGCGTTCAGCCTCAAATGCCTCGTAAGCTAGTCGGTCAACTTCACGCTGTGCCAGCTCATCCTCGGTAAGAGGTACTTGTATGGATTCGCCTGTCGAGCAGTCCACGATAACTTTGGTTAGTATTTCTGACATTGTTCTATCCTATCTTGTTAGCTAACTGTGGCTCCGCCAGAGCCTTTAGTGACTTTGTAAAGGGAAACTGTTGAGCCAGCAGCTAGGTTTGACGAACCACCGTAGATTCTTACAGTAAGAGAAGTTACTGCTGCGGTTTTGGTACATAATCCAGCAATAATGTTTTGGTCAGCCGTTGTTGCGTTGTTTTCAGCAACGCTGTCTGATGATAATGATTTTTGCTGACTCCCTGTGTAGTTTGGTATATAAATTGAATTGTTAGAAAAAGTGTTACTTGTGGCGTTAGCACCAGGAATATCACCAATAAGAAAGTCATTAGCTCCAGTAGTTGAGCCTGAGCTTGCAGACGAGCCATTACCAGATAACCTTCTCCAAGAAGTATCCGCAGCAACAGAGTTTATGAATAATCCTGCTGAAACAAGGGTAGCAGCAGCAACACCTCGACCAGAAAGTAAAACAAGTAAGTCAGTCCCATCCTGCGGTATAGAAGTGAACTCGATTGAGGCAGCAGCAGTTCCTAGTGTCTTGGTTTCTATTAGTTGCATTGTCATTTAGGCCACGATCCCATACAAGCTAAATGTTCCACCAGCAGCCCAGCTACCAGTTGAAGGAAAAACTAAAATTGAGGTTATGGCTGCGGTGCTTGCCCATCGTTGAGCAATAGCCTCAACACCAGTAGAGGCAGCGTTGCTTCTCACCAGCACAGTCTTGTGTTTATCCGTTGCCGAGTAATCCATAAAATGAAGTGTTAAAAGAGCAGCTTGGCTTGTGGTTGAAAACGGCTGTGATGAAATAACCCCGATTGTTTGGTTTGAACCACTACCAGATGTTGCCGATGAACCTGTGCCAGACATTCTTACATAGTTATAGATAGCACTTGAGCTTCCGTTTATTGTAAGTCGAGCGTCTGCCGTAGTTGTGCCTTGTGAC